TGGTGGTCATTTTCATCAGGACTGTGATTACCAATGATGACTTTGATGCGCGGATAAGTCTGCGCATCGATGCTGGCTAGCGTCGTGTATAGGTGTTCAGGCTTATACGCTGGAACAAGAATGGTTACAGGTCTCATAATTTCCCCCAACGCTTACGCTCAAGCTCGGCAAGTTGTACAAGTTCACGCGTTCGGCGCTCCAGCTCCATCACCATCTCTTCAAGCACTTCCCATTGCAATTTTTCGTACTCGCCTCGTGGGAAGTTCTCAATCAATCCATTGACCCAGGCTTTTCTCGCCATATCGTTCAGGTTCATCCCTGTCCTTTCAATAGTTCCGCCGCATCGTCATAGCCGTTTTTCTCCAGCAACTCAATGCAATGGTTTAAGCGTGCTTCGCCTGCAACAAACTCAATCTGCGCCGCAAAGATAAAAAGATTCTCTGCGTACTGATCAAACCCCGTTCTTCTGGCGATGCCCATCACATCGCCAATCGTCAAATCTTTCACGTCAGCACCTCCTTAATGTGTTGAGGCACCCTTGGCAGTGGCGCCCAGGCAACCGCCCATTCGGACCAGGTGCCAATGACGCACACGCCGCCAGGATTAAGTAGCAATATCTTCACGCCTAGTGGCGGCGGGTCGTCTTCGGGCGTGCGCCAGGTAGCCTGGCCTGCGAGGTAGTCTTTCATGTCCTTGCTCGTATGGCGGCGGCAAGCGCATAGCCTTCGTCGTTCCATGCACCGCAGTAATCTTCGACAACCTTTGCACACGCCTCACGCTCTTGTGCAATCGCCTTGTTCCATATAGCAAGTGCCAAGGCTGTATAAACATTCTGCGGGCCTTTAGCGCATAACTCCATATCGATATGAATAACGTTTAAGTCTTTATCAACTCGTGCCCATTCGGTTGTTGGATGAGCGAACACATGCGCTTCTGGTTCTTGATTGCTCATTATGAAACGTATACGCTCAACAGGTTTACCCATTGTGAGTGGAGCGGACGCATCCGGTGGAGTGCCAATACCTACATTCCCGTCAGCGTGGTAGGTTAGATCAACTTGCTCCCACTCAATCACTTCCTGTCCGTCTTTGATCACCTTAGTCATTTTGATTTCCCCTGCGAATGGATATGTGTTCATGTATTTCCTCTTGCTCGTATGGCGGCGGCGCAGTCTTTCGCTCTTGAAAATTCAGCATAAAAACTGTCATCTTCAGCTTCTAAGATTTCACAAACCTTCGCACACGCCTCACGCTCTCGCTCCGCGATTTGCCATTCCAACTCTTTTAGCAAGTCCTCAATGGTGTCACCGTGCCCTGTTGCGTAGCCTTGTCGCATCATCCATGCGGCCAGCTTCTCACGCTCGGCATCTGCAACAAGGGCGGCGAAGTATTCGTACCTTTTCGCTTTAATCTCAGCAACGTCTGCGTGTTGCCAATCAACTTTGAACCCAGCCTCCCGCGCCATGCGGATTATTTCTTCTCTATCCATCACGCCGCCTTAATGCCAAATGGGTTATGCCACAGCACCGGTGCTTTAGGCTTACGCGGCTTAAAGGTCTTGTACTGCTCCTTAACCTCGAAGTAGTTCACCATCACTTTCTTCCAGGGTATCTCAACGTCTTTTATCCCCTTGGACTTCACAATCAGATCATCTCCCGCCAACTCGGTCATGAGTTGATCAATCCTTTTGGTGGTCATGTCAAACTTTGCCGCCAAATGCCAAGCATTCACAGGGTTCTTCAATCCCTTTAAGTAATCAAAAATCATCTTCTTGCTTTCCGATCTACGCATTTTTCGTTTTGCCATTTCTACCCCTCTCGATTAAACAACTGCTCTTAAGTTCCTCTTAATCGGTTTACCCCACTGCGAGTTATAAGCCTTACCGTACAACGCCGTTCCTGCATCGCTCGCAAAGGTCAACGCCAAAGCATCAGCCATATCAGGTGATCCAATCCCGCGTTTCCGCATTTCGTCCTTGCTCTCTAGTTTCATCTTCCCGTTGCTATTGAACGAATAACGCGGCGATACAAGTTCCGCCAAAAGCGACTCATCTTTAGGAATCTTGCAATCGCGCTTTTCCAACCACGCCTTCATCTTTCCCCATAGCTCGGCACGCAAGTTCACATAAATCGTTCCCATGGCGGGAGACTCAGCCACGTTAATCCCACGCGCAGGCAGATTCAATTCGCGCAAGCGGTCCACAACACCGGCCCCCAAGCCAATCGAATCGACAAGGATTTCAACGGGCCTGTCTTCTGGCTTCATGGCCTCGTATTCAGCAACAACCGCGCCCGTGGTCTGCATCAAGTCCAACCCACGCCACTTGCGTATTTCGGTCACCGCATTGCCTTTACGCTTTGCCAACGCCGTGGCGTCCGTTCCAAATCGCGCCACATCCAAACCCCACACCGTTTGCGTATCCGTCGTTTCAACATCACGGTGAAAAGCGCTGTCCACTAACTCAACGCCAATCAAGGTATCGTCATCGGTGCGCGGAAACTCACCCAGCACGCGAACACGGAAAGCGTTGGACTCTTCGCCATACCTTGACGCCATATCCTTGATATAGGCATCGCTGACCCTTTTAGAGTCATAGCAGGACACGCGACGTGTCCACCACTCATCCTTCAATCGGTTATGCGTGTCAAAGAAAAACCCGCTGGACTTCGTTGGGTTCCCCAACAAAATCGTCACAGCGTTATGCCCTGACATAGACCCCGCCGCTGCCTCAAACACGGACTCAGGAATCCCAGATGCTTCATCCGCCACAAGCATCACATGGTCCGAATGCACACCCTGCAATGCTTCAGGTTGCTCGGCACGCGATGTACGGGCGGAGATAAACGACTCTTGAGGCGCCGCACGCATCTCAATGCGATCAGTCTTAACCTCCAGGCGATCACCCCAAGCATTAGGCAGCTCCTTCACCCAACGCTTTAGCTCGGCAAATAGGGCGTCGTACAACTGGCTCGATGTCGGCGCAGTCACCACAATCTTTGCAGGACCACGCGTTAGCATGTACCAAATCATCGCCCAGGAAGCCACCGTGGACTTCCCAACACCGTGGCCGGAGCGCACGCTGATCTTGCGCTCGCCGCGGGATATAGCCTCCAAAAACTCCACTTGCCAAGGGTCGGGATCAACCCCCAACACTTCGCGCACAAACAACGGCGCGTTGGGCCTGTAGCGGCGCACCAGCTCAAGGTAGCGCTTAAATATTTCGTTATTAGGCGTGTTCATAACTTGCCACCGCACGATGCACCAAGGTATGCGTCACCGCCATACCAAACTGATCCTTTACCATCTCAGCAATCTTGCGATAGCTCTTGCGCTCCTTGGCCTTATCCGCCATAAACATCAAGATGGGATAGGTCGATTCATCCTTCACAAGTTTCGCCGACTTGCCATCACCATCTTTACGAAACCCAAACGGCACATGACCGCCAACCCAACCACCGGCTTGCGCCTTGCTCTTACGCCCATCAGCCATGCGCTCGGCAATCCTGCGTCGCTCAAGCCGAGCCACTGCCGCCATCAACGTAAAGAAAAACTCGGACCAACTCGACCCATTATTCACCGGGTCCGTACCCAGTGCCAGCACAATCATCTTAACGCCCTGCTCCTTCCAAGTCTCGGCCATTGTTAACGCATCAACCGTGTCACGAAACGCACGATCCAATTGCGTCATGACCACCACATCACCTGGCTGAAGCGCAGCCACTAAACGCGAACCGGCATCGCGCTTGGCAAGCTGCACGGAACCGCTCACGCCTTCATCCGTAAACACCTCGCCCACATCCTCGCCACGAATCAACGCCAATCCCTGAATCTTCCTAATCTGCTCGGCCAGCGACGTGTTGTCTATCTGCTCCTGTGTGCTAACCCTTGCATAACCATAAACCGCCATGTCGTTCCCCTGTTTTCGTTACTTGTTGCAAGCGTAACAGTGTTTCGCTTACTTGTGAAAATTTTTTTGGGGGCCGTTCGTCGGGGCGATGGGCGGTGTAGTGGGGGGCGGGCGAAGCACAAGTTGGCGGATTGCAGCGGCAAGGCACAAAGCAACGGTTGCAGCGGTAACGCACAATTGCCAGGTGTGCAAAGCACAATTGCCAGGTGTGCGAAGCACAGGTTGGCGCGTGTGGAGTACCGCGGCAAAGCCGCCCCGCCCAAATCGCGCTAGGGGGGTCAAAACGATTATCAAATGAGAATTGTTCGCATTTCCTAGTCAATCGAGGATGAGAATGATTCTCGACAAACCATCGAAACCGCATCAAACCCTACCAGATTGTCAGTTTTTTCGCGTTTGGGCGACAATTGTCGCGTTTGGTAAAGCGATTGCGACTAGGTCAATCATGTTGCGCCGCGTCAATTGTCAGCGCTTCAGCTTGTTTGATCGCTGTCCATGCTTGCGAGTCGATGTTTATCGCTACGACGGGAGCGCGATTCTCCGCCCATGATCGCGGATCGAGGCGCGCAGCAAACCATTTGCGCGTATCAACGCGCAGTCTAGGATCGTCTTTTGCCTCGTCGGCGATCGTCAGCGCCTCCTCCGCCAGCGCCGAGGCGCGCTCCTCGCGTGCGCGCGCGTACTGAGCGCTGCGCTCTGGCGCCAATAACCACCTATTTAAATGCCCTTGCTTTACTCCAATACTTTCGGCTATAGCTCGAACACTTTCGCCAGCGCTTATACGCTCGAGAATCTCCTCCTCGCCTACTTTCTCAATAACCGCAAGCGCTGCGCGCTTTTGTGGCTGCCCCGCCATATAAACCCCTAAAAGGTTGAAATTGTCCGATGAACGGACGTTATGCGAATAGCTAGTCATGATATTGTTTCGCTTGCAGTATCAATCGAAACGCACAATGGAGAGAACAACATGAGCAAGTATAACGGCTGGATGAATTACGAAACCTGGAGAGTCAACCTTGAGATTTTCGACGGCATGACAGCTAGCGATTTAACCGGATCACGCGTTCCTACTATAAGCGAACTAAAGGACGCTGCAAAGGAATACGCCGAACAGTTGATCGAAGACTCTTCACCCGAAGGGTTAGCTCGTGACTATGCCCTTGCATTTCTCAGCGCTGTCGAATGGTGGGAAATTGCCGACAGATTAGCTCAGGACATGGAAGAAAGCGAGACAGACCAAGACGAAGAGTGCGAAGCATGAAAGCGGAAAATTTAGACCTTGTTGGGCACTTAGTGCAGCACATACTTGACATCGAAGAGGAAAATTACGAGAAAACTTTAGATAAATATGGGCATGACTCAGAGCAAGTGCAAAAACATATTTATACACTGGCTTGGAATGTTGCAACCGAACTAGGAATAACTCTATGAAACAAACATTTATAGATTGGCTCATAGCTTTTGTTTTCGGCGTTTGTTTTGCTCTAGCTGTATTTTTCAACATTTAATCAGGAACTTTTATCATGAAATTTTTCATCTCAAGAAAATATCTTAAAGCGCTCGAAATCACTGCCGCGCAACAAGATATAAGAGACTATTTGATAAGCGTCCATTTCATCGCTACAAGAAAAACAACCTACGCCGTAAGCACTGACGGGCATAGACTTGGCGTTGTAAACCTTGTCATGGATAACGAATTCTTAGATTGTGATCGCTTAGAACTTACAGTACCACTAAACGCCGTAAAAGCGATCAAGAATCAGGCAAAGCGAGCGGATGATCTCATCGTGATTGAAAAAATAGGCGATCATTGGCTCATAAACGATCACATTTTGAATATTTCCTCAGGATTTCGTCCGATTGAAGCACGCTACCCTGAAGTGCAGCGAGTCATACCAAAGGAAACGTCGGGCGAAGTTGCTCAGTTTAACGCTGAATATATTGGAGACTTCGCGAAAGTCTCCAAAGCGTTATATCTCAAGTATCCGCATCCAATCATAAGCCACAATGGAAACTCACCCTCAATCGTAGAATTTGAAGGCGAGCATTCGTATTTCGGGCTAATTATGCCAATCCGCTGCGCGGGCGCTTCGCGCATAGCGCCTATAAAAATGTTACCGCCTGAAGTGCCTGCATCATGCAAGGCTGCTTAGTGCCTGGCTGCATTGTCGTTTATCCATTGACTGACACGCTTTACGCGCTCGCCATTGTCGAAACAATCGAACGCGAGCGCGTACACATTAAACCCTTGCACGAAAGCGAGCCAGTGAGCGCGAACTCATCAACGCTTTGGAAGGTATTAGAACGAGCGCCATGGTAAACATTTCAGCCGAAAGCGAGCCGGACTTTATGTCCGGTTTTTTTTCGCCTGCAATGTTAGTAAGTGCTCACTTCGCAACTATTAAAGCGAAGCGATTACAGCCTCTACAATCGATTTTCTCAAAAGCACGTAGGGTGATAGCCATGGCCTTAAAAAATCGCCTACAAGGGCGCTTTCCGCGCGCCTATGGCTACGCCAATGCGCCAATGAAGCCTAAGCGCCATTTCGTAGGCTTTGGATCGACTTGGATCGACACGCTCGCAAACCGTCAACCCTTTAGGCACTTTAAGTAAATCTCGGCTCTTCCCTATTTCCCGTAGCCAAAAACATGCAAAAACCGGGAGCCTTCCGCCAAACGTTTCAACCATGTCGCTTTGACTGACTTTCCATCACCGCCAACGCGTCTTTGCTTAACGCGTAAGCCTGCTCACTGTTTCCCTTGTACACCGGACCAATATCCTCTTCCGCCATCAGCGTCAACACTTCAGCGCCAGGCATAGCCCGTTTAATGCTCACAGCTTGCGTAAAAAACTCCTGCTGCAAGATGACCGCCACCTCGTCCATCGTCCAACAGTCGCACTCAGGTCTCATTGCCGCGTAGGCGTGGACAGTTGCCGGATCAGCGCAAATCGCAAACACGCTCCCGTCATCCCGCTGACCCTCCATAACACTTACCGCCAACGGTTGAGCGTTCATCGCCTTAGCTTCAGCCTCCAACACGTCATAAGCCCGCATCATTCCGCCACACGCTGACCTATACGCCTCAACATCTCTCGCTTTCCGCGCATCCCTACACCGCCATAACTGCTTCCAAAACCTTAACCGCGTTTCCTCGCTCACAAGTTCCGCCAAACGATCTAATCCCCAAACCTTATCCGCCTCACGCTTTCGCTTCATCACACTGACCGCCACACTATTCATCGCCAACACAATCTGGTCATCCTCTTCAAAAGGATTCTTCAACCGATCCTCTGATCCGCCATACAAACCATCTCTTACCTTTCCGCGCTTATCTTTTGCCGCCATAACCCAAATCCTTTCTCTTTACATCACACATCGCACATCAAACGTCCGGAACATTTCAGCGTCCGGATTGTGTGTCTTTCAGACACACACACAATCCGGACGTTATGAAATTTTGTTCGATGGCGTTTTCGGACAACTTAGGACGCACTTTCGGACACATTTAGGACGCTCAACATAACTTTCGGACGTTTCATTTCGGACGCTTCAATGCTTAAAAAATCACTTTCGGACGCAATCCGGACGCTAACCCTGTTTTTGCCTACTTTTTAAGCATTTCTTGATGCTTTGGCGGCAAATCCGGACGCACTTTCGGACGCCTAAAAACCTTCCTCGTTGATCGGCTTAATCCACACTAGATCGTTTCTCATGGCGGCAAACCCTAAATCGGTCAACTTATCCTTAATCTCCTTCCAACGCTTTCTCTTATCGCTGTCCTCCACATCGCTTCCAAGCCTGGCGTACACCTCATCCCGCCAACGCTCCAACGTCACCACGCGATGGCGTTCTCCTTGCACGATCTGGTATTGCCCTTCCGTCTTCACAATATGGCGTAACGCTTCCCTGCCCATCGATTGGTGCTTACCTCGCCCTGCGTTTGGCTTTGCGTTTTGTGGCGGTCTAAAGCCAACGCCATCAGGTAAATCACCCTCGAATGGCTTAACCACTAACGTGTTGGCTAAGTCATCCTCAAATCCCAGGTTTAATTTGGCGGCTGACGTTTCATGCGATTCCGGCTGATCAAAGTTCACTGTTTCCATGGAGAAATGAATCTCCACACCGTCCTTGCCATCCTTTTGCTTGGTTACCTTTAGCGTGCCTGACATTTGATCGGTATGGCGGGTAATCTCAATCTGCGTATCCACAGCACCTAAAAAGCTGGAGTGACCGCGTAAACCTAATGAGGCGTCCTTACCTGAATGGTGGACAACTAAAAGGGCTGCGCCCGTGGCTTCTTGCAGGCGTCCACAGTTACTGATGAAACTGCCCATGTCCTCGGACGCGTTCTCGTTGCCGCCGCCAAAGGCGCGGGCTAAGGTATCAATAATGATCAATTTCGGACGCTGGATTTCGGACGCTCGTATGGCGGCTATCAAGTCAGCAAAATCCTGATCGGATGATCGTAGGTTCACTTGTGACCTGATCACGCCAACGGGTATGTCCTTAAGTTCATACGCGTGGCGTAACCCAGAAATCCTTGTCCCAATACCGCCATGCCCTTCACCTGCGATGTATAAGACCTCACCGGCTTGCGGCACTTCGTGCGCCAGCCACGAATCCCCACTGGCGATCATGGCGGCTAAGTGCAGCGCGATAAACGATTTGAACGTGCCTGGCGGGCCATAGAGCGCCATGAATCCCTTCTCCGGCACAATCCTATCCACCAACCACTTAACCGGCTCATCCTTCGCATCACGCCACATCTCAACCCTGTAGCGCTGCGCCTCCTGCGCTTCAACCACTTCGGCAAACGGTTCCTTCTCAGGCACAACGGATTCGGGTTCCGTCTCGGCTTTCTCATCAATCACTAGTCGCTGTGGCGGCACAACGTCCTCGAAGTCCTCAATCACTTTGGCTTCGGCTACACGTTTGGCGAACTCCTCAAACGCAAACCCTCGCCCGATAAACTCTTCAGCGTCGTCGCCAATCGCTGACTCGTCATCGGCTAAATCCACCACCTTGATCGCTTGCGCTACACCCTGCAAGTCCCTAACGACACGCTTGGCGTACTTCCAACCAGGTCTGTCGTTATCGGGCAGCACAACCACTAATCGACCATGAAACCATGGCGTTATGGCGGCAGGCCATTCGCTCGACCCCGCGTGCGCCGATATGGCGACCACATCGAACATGCCAACCAAAAACTCAGCGGCCTTTTCGCCCTCCGTTACAAATACCGGCGCCATGGGTCTTGCAATCATGAGCGGTAATCCAAACGGTATGGGCGTCCAATTACGGATCGTTGGTACGCGCTCGCCATTGATAAGGTGGTACTGGCGGTACGTCTTACCACCACCTTCAACGTCATATCTAACTTTTTGCGCTGTGACTTCACCGTTCTCATCGATGTAGTCCCACGCCATCACTTCTTTCATCGTTGGCGGCACAATCGGCCTGATACCCGATAAAGGATCACGCGCAACTAGTGGTCGGTTCCAGTTCAGCGAATTAGGCAAGTGCGGTTTGATGGCGGCAAACACATCCTCCTGATCGCACCCGCCAAAGCACTTGAATAAAAACTTCTCACCGAGTTGCGTAATCGCAAGCGATGGATGCCTATCACCCTTGCCATTGCCATGCCCAGGTACAGGGCAAGACGCAAGCCACCCCCTCTTATAACGCTTGGCGTTACCAAGCGCTGCGGCTAATAGTTCTGCGTTCATCTGGGCGCCGCCGGATTGCCTTGCAGCACAATGCCTTCGTGCTTTGGCCCTTTGAAGTCATGGCGGACAATGGACCCTGCTGAAATCTTCACGCGATTGGCGATTTGCTTGCCAGGAAGCACATAAGATCCAATGCCCATGATCACAGACACGCCGATTACGCAATTGCCACAAACCACCGTGTGGGGAAACATCGTTGTATATGAATGAACCACCGCGTCATGTCCCACGGTTGAATTCATATTGATAAATACAAAATCGTTTAGCCGAGCATCCGCCGCCACAATCACTTGTGGCGTTAACACGCATCCATCTCCAATCTTCGCGTAAGGCGAAATGCTGCAACTCTTATGGATATACGTTCCCCAACGCCCCTCTTCGTTTTTAGAAACAATCGCCAACTTCACATCGGGGTCCGCCACAGCCAACAGAAACTCAGCACCAGGAAACGCGCCCTCTCGGATGCTCTCCACCACGGGATACTTGGCGGCATAGCGCTTATTGTTAAACAGTTGCGTTGAAACCACGCACACAATCTCGTGCGTTCCTTCTTCCTCGATGTAGCCAATCAACTCCTTAGCAAGCCCTCCTGAACCAAAGATGACGTACTGGTTTTTGCGTTTTGCCTTTTGATACATGTTGTGATCGCCGCTCATTGATTCTTCTCCCGCAACTTGGCTTCGATGGCTCGTGCAAATCCCCATCGGTCAAACCACGCTGCATTACCTTCGTCGATTTTCTGGGACAGATAACTTAAATCTTGAATCTCTTCATCAGTCAGTTCGGCCCATTGCTTCAGTGCCAATCGGCGCAGTTCGACGGCTGATTCCCTGCCCGTGCTATTGCTTATTCGTCCTTGCACAAACTCAGCGTCCA